TGCATGATAAAGGGATCCATACAGATATACTGCAGGATGATTTGCAAGCATCCAGTTGGATGTGTTAGATGCACTAAGAGCTGATATAGCTTTATAGTATGATAGATAACCAGTATAGCTAGTATCAGGGGAAGGACCAAATCTGAAAGTTTCTGTTTCATCATCACTCTCTATTGTGTAAGACCTAGGTCTACCACTTCTAGAACCTCCTCTAATTTCAAACATATTATGTGGTGTAATGTACTCCAAAGGATATTTATTAGATGATAGTAAAATATAAAATGATCTAACAGATATAAATCCTGTAGGTACTGTTTCTGTTTCTGAATCAATAGTTATAGAATCTATTTGTTCCATAGCTCTGATTCTTAACTTAGCATTGAAATCTGCTTCTGTAAGTTTAATAAAATCATCAGCAATCTCATCAGTTAAATCACTTCTGTTTAACCAATTAGCTATTCCTGTTTTTAATTCTGCGTATGTTGATAATGCCATTACAATGATCCTTCTGATGTTCTAAAATATCTAAACTCACTACTATTAAGTTTAGTTCTCATAATTTTTTTTTGTATTTCTTTTGGTAATCCCCACCAATTATTAGATCCATTATATTCTTTTGACCATATCTGTAGAATAATAGGCGGTATACTAGCAACCCTTCTCATGTCTTTAGATTTTGTATAACCATCATTATGTGTATACAATTTCTTATTTCTTTCCATTAAAGGATTAAGATTTTGCTGATTATTTACAGTTAGCTTACCATCAGACTCTTGTATATAATTAGTCTTGGTAGCATCAGCATTCCATTCGGTTGCTCTTACCTTTGCCATTATTCAGTCAGTTCAGATATGTATAAATTAGCTGTACTAGATCCTAGTATAGCAGCAACTTTTTGACCTTCTGAAACTTTCCAATATTCAATCTCATTAGCAGGTAAATAAGTTTTACTTGTAGTAGCAGTTGGTGATGTACCAAATGTTATATAACAAGCAGCCGTAGATACTATTCTAATATATTCTACATTAGATCCAAAAGCAGATGATGCTGCTGAAGATGTAGATAAACTTACAACTTGCAAAGTAGCTTCTCTCATTGGGTTCATATTTTGTTCTCCTTATGTTTAGGATATGTTCCCAGAACGTTCCAGGAACACTATTCCTATTTAATTATCTTCTTATAACAAATGTTACTACACATTCGCAAGCAGTTGAAGATCCACCATCACTTATCATTTCGATAGTTCCATCTTCTGCTACATCATTTGCTGCAGTAGGTTCTGATGTGTCTACATCACCAGCAGCAGATCCAGATTGTGTTACTGTAATTGCAGAGCTAGTCATAGCTGTTCCACTAATTTCCCATGTAAGAGCTGCGTCAGCAGATGTAATTGCATTTGCAATAGATGTTATAATTTTAATTACTTTACCTCCATCAGGCACAGGTACAAAAGTTGATCCTGATGCACTAATGTTAGTGATTTTAGATGTTAAAAAATAGTCGTTTAATGTTCTCATTATATTCCTTTAATTGTTCCGATCCTAACCTATCTCAGATCTTCAATTGTTTGAAATGCTGCTAGGCGAGCAGATTTAAGGTTACTCGCCTAAACAGTTATATATTATTATGAAGTAGTAATGTCAGCAACATGACCTGATGCTGCTTCATTTCTAGATTCAAGAGTTGCTTCTACTAAAAGCTGTCTTTTCTCAGAGTCGCCTGTTTTTGACAATTCATGCAATGTGAAGTCTCTTAAGAAAGCTACTCCCCAGTAATCCATGTCTAATACCCACGCATCTCTATCTCTAGAGAACCTATTAGGTACTACTTGTAATTGACCAAAATCAGAAGCGTAGATATCTACAGCTGTGTATAGTGTAGCGTCTGCACCTGCGTCAAATCTAGTACTGTTGCCTGTGAATCCTGACAATTTTTGCTTATTGAAAGGTCCAACCATAATCATAGTTGGATTTCCACCTGCATTCCATACAGATTTAATTACAGATTTTAACTGTGCTTCAGTAAAGACTCTTTGAGTGCCATTTGTTCTAGCAGTATTACCTAAACCACCAGATGCACCGCCTGAACCGAAAACATCGTTAGTTGCTACCCAAGAGCCAAGTCCGCCTAATACTCTTGCTGCTGATGCTGAACCTGTTACTTCAGCATTGTTAGAAGTAAGAGAACTTTCCAGATCTCTTTTAAGCTCTTTTGCTTTTTTAGCGATTTGGTAAGCGATCTCAGATGCTCTACCAGCTTTGTCAACTGCTTCCTGCGTACCTGTGATTACAACTGTTTTGTCTAAAATTTGACAAGAGTTAGATAATCTAGTTGTTGGAGTAACAGCGTCTAAAGTTGCTTCGTCACCTTCAATGACAGCATTGTCAGTAACTGCTGCTGCCAAAGAGTCTGTTTGCCATTCATGAAGAACTGCAGTAGATTTTGTTTTCCCTGCTGAACTTAGAAAT